CTCGGGGACCGTGCGGAGCACTGCCCCGCACGCGCATCTCGTCGAGTTCGGAACGCACGGCGTTCGGATGGCGGGGAGCAAGGCAAAGTTGCGCTCGACGAATCCCGTCCGTGCAAAGCCGAAGGTTGGGCTCTTTGGGCGCCGCGTGCCGAAAGCGATGAAGATCCCCGGCATTGGTTACCGCATGTCATATAAGCATCACGGATCGAAGGCACATCCGTACATGAGCCCCGCATTTTCGAACGAACGGTCGCGGTATATCCAGAACATACAAAAGGCCCTGCAGCCGAAGAAGAGGTGATCGAATGGCACGACGGATTCCGCTCATCGCCCTTCAGCGGGCGATCTACAAACGGCTGACGGAGTGTCAGGACGTCCCTGTTTACGACGCCGTACCGGACGACGTTAATGCGCGGTATGATTTGCCGTGCATCACGTTCGGCGCATTTACCTATAAGCCCGATGGAACGAAGCAGGATGACGTCGCGCATGTGACGCTGCAGCTTGACGTGTGGTCGGCGGAGTCCGGCCGCGCGGAAGTGCAGCAGATCACGAACGACATTGCACTGCTCATCGAGCACAGCCGATTAACGCTTGACGACGAGTTTGAAGTCGTCCGGCAGGAGATAGATTTTTTCGAGGCATTCGCCGAGGATCCTTCGGGGTATCACGGCGTAATAACGCTTGCGGCGGATGTGCTCAATACTAAGAAGGAGGAATAGCATATGGCGATTACAAAACTGCCGACGCCGAAGGACGCGGCTCTGCATCTTGCCCTCGGTAAGGACTTTATCCTTGACGTCAACACAGGCGTCGACGAAGATACGCCGACGTGGACGGCGGTCGGTGGCCAGCGTACGACGAAGCTGTCCCGTCAGGCGGACGAGATCGACGCAAGTCATAAGACGTCGGGGAGTTGGAAGGATTCTGCGGCAGGTCTGCGCAGTTGGTCGATGGAGGCAGATGCCGTCGTCATCATCGACGACAAGGGCGCCGAGGCCGTTGACTTCGCATTCACGAATGGTCAGCCGGTGCACTGCCGGTTCCGTTATCCGGATGGGACAAATTACATCGGCTGGGCGGCCGTGACGGAGTTCAGCATTGACACGTCGCACACAGACGTTGCAACGCTGTCGATCAAGCTCAGCGGCAAGGGCCCGCTCAAGCAGGGCACGAAGATCACGGCCGGCGGCTAAGCAGTTGGGCGGGGGCGGGAGCCCCCGTTTTTGCTATAAGGAGACAGGTCAATGAAAGTTAAATTCCCATACTTCGGAGACGATACGGATTATTTGAAATTCACGATTGCCGACATTGAGGCGCTCGAGATGGCGACGGGCAAAAGCGTATTCAAGCTGATGGGCGACGACGACTTCGGCGCGATGTTTGTGTTCAAGGCTCTGCCGATCGCATATAAGCACTGCCATCCGGAACTCGACGATAAGACGATCCGCGATAAGGTGCAGGAGTGCATCGATGAAGGCGGAAGTCTGATTGCGATCATCGGAGCTCTCGTCATGGCGCTCTACAAGTCCGGTATTTACGGCAAGCAGGAGAAGCCCATCACGAGCGAGAACGGCGGAAAAAAATAACGTCCTTTGCCGGTTGGATTGAGGCGGCAAAGCCGATCGCATACGGACCGCTCGCGCTGATGCCAGATACGTTCTATGCGCTCACCCCGAGCGAGTTCTACGATCTCATCGAGGGGTACCGACTGCGGCGGCAGATCGAGCAACAGGAGCGATCGTATTTCGTAAGCTGGATCATCGCGCCGCACGTCAAAAAGGCGATCCCGCCCGATGTTATCTATAAGCCGCTTGCGCCGCGGCGGGAGATCTCGGAGGCGGAGCTGGCAAAGGACAGAGCGTATTTTATGGCAATGGACAGAAGGCAGAGAGGAGGAGAAACGGATTGAAGATTGCAGAGCTCATCGTACAGCTTGGTGCGGACAGCTCCGACATGGTCAAAGGGCTCAAGAAAGCGAAGACGGAAGTTGAGGTCTTTCAGGAATCCTTGAAGGGCATCAGCAATATGATGGTCGGTATCGGCGGTATGTCGGTTGCGGCGGTCGGCGGCGCGATCGCGGCGACCAAGTCTTGGGCGGAGGCGGTCAACGATCTCGAGGATAAGACGAACATGTCTGCCGAAAGCTGTTCCGAGCTGCTCTATGTTACGCAGGCAGTCGGGCTCAGTATGTCCGATGCAGGGGACAGCCTGTCTAAGATGTCGAAGAACTCGGTCACGGCATACCAGTCGATTGTGAAGGCAAACGAGGCAGGCGAGCAGTCGACTGATATCTTCACGAAGTACGGCATCACAATTACCGACGCGAACGGCAAGTTGCTCTCAGCACAAGACATATTGGCCAACGTCGCGAAGCGTCATCGCGAGATGGCGAACGGCGTTGCCAAGACGTCAATGGAAATGGAGATCTTCGGGCGTGGAGGCGCAAGGCTGAATGACTTGCTGAACCTCACGCAGGAACAGCTAAACGGAATGACGCAGCGCGCTCGCGCCGCAGGGCTCGTGCTTGATCATGAGACGACACAGGCGTGGGAGGATATGACCTTTCAGATCAACGAGGCGAAAGCCGCGATGATCGGTGTCGGGGTGCAGGTTGGAAAGCTGCTGTTGCCGGAGCTGCAGAAACTCGCGAACTATGCGCAGGAGGTCGCAGGGAAAATCGGTGACATGACCGACGAAGAGAAACAGACAATGATCACTGCGATGGAAACGGCCGCGGCGATAGGCGGACTGGGGCTTGGGATCCGCGCATTGATATTTACCTTTGGACCGTTGATTACTGGGATACGGGATGTTATAGCAGCGCTTAACGCGATGCGCAGTGCCGCTATAGCGGCGAAGATAGCGGCGGCCGGGGCTATTGCTCTCGGTGCAGCAGCAATCGCTTACGGAGCATACAGCAAGTATGAGGCGTGGAAAGAGGGTGGGGTTGACGCCCTCGAATACGATCCAGACGGTATTGACTCCGTAACAGTGAATAAAGAAAAGCTCGATGAAATCCGCAAAAGAAAGGCTGAGGAGGAGGCACAGCGAGCATCCGAAGAAGCGGAAGCTCGAGCGCGCGAAGCGGAGGAGCGGGCGCGCGCTGAGGCTGAAGCGGCGTCGGCAACGCCTGAAATCAATCTTCCATCGGGCGGAGGCGGCGGGAAGCACGGCGGCGCGAGTAAAGCGGAGGTCGAAGCACGCAAGGCCAAAGCCGAAGCAGAGCGCTTGCAGCGCGAGATCGAGCAAATCACCGATGACATTAAACGGGCGACCGAAGCCTCCGGCGAACTTGCGGATAACTTCACGAATGCCGGCAGACAGCTCTCGGTCGGTATGCTCGACGGTGCGCAGGCGGTCTATAGTCAGATCGAAGAGGAACGGATTCGTCGTGAGCAGAGCCTTGACGACTTCCTCAAGCAGTACCGCAAATCCGTTGAAGAGGCGGTAAAGATCAAAACCGATGCCGAGAAGACGGGAGACGCGGCGATCCTTGAAGAGGCGGAGAGGTATCTGCTTGAAAGGCAGGAAGCGGAAGCCGCAGCCGCGGAGGAAGTCGCAAAGCGGCGCACGTTGATCGAGGAAGACGCGAACAAGACGATGCTCGCGAACAGCACGCGCGCAAGAGCGATTGAGGCGGAGATGCGCGCGGCGATGGACGAGGGGGATATGCAGCGCTATCAAGCGGCTCTTTCTGATGAGAACGTCGCGTTCATGGCAAGTCTCGAAGAAAGACAGGCAGCTTTGCAGCAGTATCACGACTGGCGCATGGCAGCGGAGGAAAGCTACAGCGCGTTCTCCCTTCAGATCATGGAGCAGTTTCGGCAGAACTTCAGTAAGTCGATTACGGACTTTATCATGGGGACAAAGTCGCTTGGCGATGCCCTCGGCGGTGTTATCAAGCAGATGATCCAGATGTATATTCAGTGGCGTATTCAGCAAGTGCTCGCTGCTGCCTTTGCCAAAAAACAGCAGGCTCAGGAAACGGCCACGGGCACCGCGCAGGCGGCAACATTGGCGGCCGCGTGGTGGGCCGCGGCAATTCCGAAGATGATCGTTACAGGTGGTTTCGGTGGTTTCGGTGGCCTCGGTGGTACGGGAACAGGCATCCCGTTTGCCGGCGGATCGTTTACGGGCTTCGGTGTCGCCTCGCCGTTTCGCGCGATGGCAGAGGGC